TCACACCAGTCGGCGGAACAAAGATTCCGGATGCAGTGAAAGACTGAACTACGGTCTGAACAGGGACTGCGTAGCGAAGAATGACGATGCCGGAGCCGCCTGCTCCAGAACTAGATGTTGGATCAGCCCAACCAGCGCCACCACCACCTCCAGTGTTTGCAGTGCCAGCAGTGCCAGCAGCAGAAGCAACTCCGCCTGCTCCGCCACCACCTGTTCCACCAGTACCGGCAGTCCTACCAGTTGATGCGCCACCACCCCCACCACCAGCATAAAAAGTAGAAATACCGGAGACGGTAGATGCGGTGCCATCACCACCGGCTCCTCCGTTTGTGCCGCCGTTGCTCCCAACGGCACTTGCTCCTCCTCCGCCGCCGCCGCCCGACCCCGTCCCAGATCCACCACTGCCGCCATTATTTCCTTGAGAAGGAGAAGTCGATGGAGTATTTCCAGCACCGCCGCTGCTAGTGCTTTCTCCGGCTCCACCACCCCCAGAACCACCATTTTTTCCTGCTGTAGAGGGCGAATAAGTTCCACCGCCGCCACCACCAGTTGCAGTTATAGTGCTAAATACGGAATTACTACCGTTATTGCCGGTTGAATTAGGACTTACCCCAGCGCCACCAGCGCCAACTGTAACGGTATAAGAGGTGCCTGCGGTTACTGCAAATCCAGTTCCGGTGCGAAATCCTCCAGCGCCGCCACCACCTCCGGCTCCTGCGCCCCCGCTTGCTCCGCCTGCAACAACGAGATATTCAACCTCGGTCACGTCAGTAGGAGCCACCCACGAGCCTGTAGTCGTGAAGGTTTTGACTTCAACGAATCTGTTACCGCCGACGACACGCGCCAGCAAAAGCATCATGATGCCGGACATTAGGTGACGTTCCCCGTGATCACGCAAACGGTTCCAGAGATAAACAGGATTGTTGCAATACCACGAGTAGCCAGTGTAACACTGGCTTTGTCGGCATCCGTTCCAGCAATGTAAGCGGTAGTAATAGAGCAGGTAACCGTTATGTTCCCCGTCGTGTTATTGAAGAGCGACACTGCGTTACCGGCAGCAAACACCGAATTAGGAATAATGATGGATCCACCAGAACCTACTTCAATAAACTCACCATTATCCCCAGCAGCTAACGTATACGAGGTGGTCTTCGCGCTACCAGATTGAGGAATGCTGCGTACATTCCCGGCGCTATCCGATACAGATCCGCCACTGACGTTGAGATCGCCATTGGCCATCGTGACATCCTGGCTTGAGTTGATCGAAATCGCAGTCGTACCGCCTGTCTGAATGTTTAACTCAGACGTTGAATCTGCGGTCGATACGATCCCGTTTTGGGCATTGATTACGTTAGCCATTTCAAAACCTCAAACCTTTAATAGTTTACTTTTAGGATCACGATACCGGAACCGCCAGCGCCACCATTTTGGCAAGCCAGATTATTACGGCCACCGCCACCGCCACCTCCAGTGTTGGCGGTTCCAGCAAAACCAGCAGAGTCATTAGTTGCTCCACCATTGCCGCCGCCTCCAGTGCCACCATTTCCTGCGGCGGAACCTACGTTACTGCCGCCACCACCGCCACCGGCATACGTTACGGATGAACCAGAAATAGACGATGCTGTTCCGTTACCGCCGTCACCGCCAGCAGCATAGCTTGGGCTAGTTGTTCCAACAGCCGACGCTCCACCGCCGCCGCCAGCACCGCTACCGTTTGGACTAGATTGGCCGTTACCACCATTATTCCCTTGGGACGGACTTGTTGATGGAGTGTTGCCTGTTCCACCGTTAAAACTACCCGTACCGCCGCCGCCAGAACCGCCATTACTGCCCGGTGACCCAGCATCTCCACCTTTGCCGCCGCCAGTTGACGTAATGGTACTAAACACGGAATCAGATCCGTTTGTAGCAACTCCGCTGCCTCCAGCACTTCCTCCGGCACCAACGGTGATGGTGTACTCAGTTCCTGCGGTAATACTTAATGCCGTACCCGTGCGGAACCCACCTGCACCTCCGCCTCCACCGCGACACCAACCGGCACCGCCGCCGCCACCAACAACGAGGTAGTCAACGCTGACAGCGCCAGTAGGGGCTACCCATTTGGCAGTGGATTTAAACGTAAAGATCGTGGTTGATATTGGGGCTTGGTATTTGAGGATGACGATGCCGGAGCCGCCTGTGCCGCCTATGCCGTAGGCAGTACCCGTGTTTGAGCCGCCGCCACCACCACCGCCTGTGTTGGCCGTGCCCGATGTTGCAGTTCCATTGTTGTTCCCCGCTCCACCGCCGCCTGTGCCGCCGCTGCCAGCGGTGCCACCGTAATTTGTCGATCCCCCACCACCGCCTGCATAAGTGACGCTACTGCCAGAAATTGCTGATGCGGTACCGTTGCCCCCACTTCCTGATGCAGATGGAGTTCCATTACCTCCAACAGCGCCAGCACCGCCGCCGCCGCCAGCAGGAAAAGGCGAAGCGGTATTTCCACCATTTCCACCACCATTATTCCCTTGGCTTGGCACTACAGACGGGGTGTTTCCATTAGCCCCAGTTGTCGGACTGCTTGAGCCTCCACTACCTCCACCTGATCCACCAGTCAATCCTGCGACAACGGGGCCGTCTCCGCCGCCACCGCCACCGCCTGCACTAGTAATAGTGCTGAAAACAGAATTGCTGCCGGTTGTTCCTTGATATGGCGTACCGTTACCACCACCGATGTTTCCGCCAGTGCCACCTGCTCCAACCGTAATGGTGTAGTCGGTGCCAGCGGTAACGCTAAAACCTGTACCCGTACGGAATCCACCCGCGCCACCTCCGCCTGTGGCAGTTGCACCACCACCGCCGCCGCCACCCGCAACAACAAGGTACTCAACTTCTGTTACGCCAGTTGGGGCAGTCCAAGTACCAGAAGCAAGGAAAGTTTGAATAAAGGTAAAGGAAGAAACAGGCCATGTTCCCGCAGCGCGATAAGGAAGAGCCTGACTTAACAGCCAAACTCCCTTTGCAGAAGTAACACTAACGGTAGGCGCAGCCGCTCGTATGACTCCGCCTGTATATCGCAGGGTCATTAGTTGATCTCTTCCCAAGAAGCGACGACAACAAGATCGCTGGCCGTACCAGCCGTTGCACCGATAGATTGATCTTCCTTCAAGTAGATCGAAGTGTTCTTGTCGATAACAACCAACGTCGCATCAGCAGGAACAGATACTGTGGAAGCCAGAGCGTAAGCCGTGCCGCCTAGGTCATCCTGACTGTAGACATTGATCGAAATATCTGCCGCGCTTGTACCGTCCACGTTCGCCACAATGATGCTATTAACCTTAAAGACCTTGCCGCTAGATGCAGCGTTGTTCACGATAGCCGTTGCGTTCGTGGTGGTCAGTGATGTCAGTGAGTTGTTCCCGTAGATTGCGGAAACGCTGACAATATTTGGATTTGCCATCTCATCAACCTCCGAACACAATCGACATTGCGATTGCCTTTCCAACTGTTGCTATCGTACCGGCACCGCTGCCTCCGGTATTGTTGAGAACCAACCAAGATTGATCAGCCGGCACCGTTACGCTCGCGCCAGACCCGATGGTCACTGGCCCTACGCTTAGGCCATTACGACCGGTCGTCAAGGTGTAATCGTTAGCGATCGTGTTCAGACTTTCCATGATCGGCCGGTTGGCCGCATAGGCAGGGAAGTCTGAGAAGACATTCTTAGTTCCCGCAGAGAACGAGACCTTCGCACCGCTCGCGCTCGAGGCCAGCACTGTATCTCGGGAGAGCGTAGTGCCCGATGACGTATAAGTGCCAATGCCCACTTCCCACTCAGAGCCGGTCTGGCCGGCAATGACGTAGTAAGTGGTATTGCCGTTGCCGATAGCAGCAAAAGACTGATAACCGGTCTCGGCTCCGGCAAGCGTAATAGTTCCCAGCCCCGCCGTCGTGGTGGTTTCTAGGACTCGATCTGCAAGAACGAGGGCCATTTAACCCTCCGATCAGGCGATACGGATGATAGCGTTCGTTGCGTCTGCCGCCGGGAAGATGATCGTGAACGTACCGTTGGTCGAAGTTTTCGCACCACCGAAGTCCAGGACACACACCGTCGGGTTACTCACAGGCGTGTCGTTGTAGATCAACGCACCGTATGCAGTAATCGTCGCACTCGTAAACGACAGATCCGCGAAGTCCGTAAACGCCGTCGTGCCGCTCGAGGTCGGCGTGACGTTCGTCAACGTACCGCCACCTGCGGAGTACGTGCCCGAGTTCGCAACTTCGTTCGTCGCGGTGTAGGCCGTCGTGGCCGCCGTAAACGACGCACTGTTGTCGTACAGCGCGAGCTTAAAGGTATTGCCCGTGCTCGCCGTGAAGTTGTGAACAGCCTGCATCAGCTCCACTTTGAAGCTGGTGCACATAAAGTTGCCTGAAAATGCCATCTCTATTCTCCTAACAAATGGACCAGCTCTGGATGCCCGGCCTCACGCAGCTTGTTGGCCACGGTGATTCGGTCTTGTTCAATGGCTTCCTTCAAATAGAAGGCAACCACCTGTCTCACGCTCTCTTTGAACGCTATCGCCTGCTCTCGAATGGCCGGGTGAGACTGATCGCCTACGTAGACGATCTTGTCAGCCGCTCGCTGGGCAAGCTCTTCCGCCGTCCACCCACGAAACTGGGTGGTTTGGACTTGTACCCCGCCGACTAGGACGGGCGATGAAACGTTGATCATGGGCCGGGCGACTCCGATTTAAGCGGCAAGCGGATCATACCATCGCGGTACTCGTCGCGGCGGCGGCGTCCCTGCTGTTCGATGCCGAGGCCCTGTACCGCTTCGCGATACGAATTCTTGAAGTACTGGAGCATGTTGTCCGGGCCCTTGGTGTAGCTATAGGCCTGAATCAAACAAGCGTACAACAGGGCTTCCGGTGCATTAATGCTGATCCAGGTGTTCGGGTTTGCCGAGGACAACTGGGCCGGTCGGTAGATATAGCCAAGCTCGACCACGTAGTTAGCGCCAGGCGTCGGGGCTACGTAGAACGTGTTTTGGTCCCACACCGAATAGTACTTGGGCACGCCGGTCGTCGAACCGTTCGGCCAATACTCCTTCATGAAGGAGGTGTCTCGGAAGTCCAAGAAAATCTGGTTAGATCCCGAGGTGATCATCATGTACCGATGGGTCAGGATATCGCTCGGAGCGGACAGAAATTTGTTGCCCGAGGTCATGTTGGCCGTGGCCTCAACCTTGAACACGTCCAAATCGATCTCGCGAAGAATCTGATTCTCCGCCATCGTGATAAACGTATTGATCACCGCATTGGTGAACACGTTAGCGTTCACCTCGGTGTAGTTCCGAATGTTCGTGACTAGTTCGTCGTACGTCATGATGTAGCCACCGAAACTGACCCCACTACGCCTTGAGCGATCAAAGCCTGGCCCTCAACATAGGGCCGCATATCGTTCGTGTTACGAGCAGATCCGTAACTCTGAAAAGCCGTAAAACCGGGCGCGCCAACGTACACAGAAACCGGTTCAATACGATCAGGCCTCGGATCGCGCAAAGCGATTGCGTCACCACGGTAACGCAACGGCTCAAGCTGCGGCTCCTTCGGCTCGTAATCATCGGGGCAGACCATGTATCCCTGCCACTGCTTACGCAGCACATTGTAAGGATACCGCTGACCACAAAAATCACACAGCCCGTAAGAAAACTTACCTGTTGCGTAGGCCACTTAGACCCCCATATCCGGGACAAACTGTACGCTTGCTGTGTCCCGATCCTCCATGGCCGCTCGGTTAAAGTCCTCTTCGTAAATCGCCTTGAGTGCTGCCGTACGATCCGGCGCAAACTTCAACGACAACTGATAAGCCAGCCCCGACGCAAGACACGGCAAGAACCGGAAGTTAATGTCCGCCTCGTTCGTGTATACGCCAGCGTCCTGAATCCGACGAATCTTGTAGTACACAAAGGTGTACGTCTGATCTGCCGCCGGATAAAAGAAGACCTTGGTCGGATTGGCACGCTGCACGTAAAACTGAGCCGGGCGCGATTCCGAGGTCTTGTCCGGTACGTTCAAGTAGTCTTCGCGGCTTATACGCTCGATGTACACGTCGCTGTTAATGCCTTGGCTGTTTTGGCGAATGATCGCCTCCAAGACGTTAACGGTATCCGATGGGAGCGTAATCTCGTTAACACCTTGAGTCAGGGTGTACGTAGCCTGCTCAATGGTCCAAAGGTTCAAGCCCCGATTGGCCCAATCCAGAAACAGCAAATTGAGCGAGCGGCGTGCGGAGTTGAGCTGATAACCGCTCGTCGGCCGCATGCCGCAACGCTCAAATGCCTCTTCAACCAAATCGTCAATCGATAGGTTGAAGTCTGTTGTGCCGGAGGTAGGCATCGATTAGCCGCAAGACCCGCCGTAGCGCATCTTTTTGACCTTCTTGACCTTACCGCCCTTCTTGTAGCCGCGAGCCATGCCGCCGCCCATCATGCCCATGGCCATCTCTTTGTGCTGATTTATAGCACCGCCCTTAGCAGCCATGACAACCTTACCGGTCTTCATGCTGGGCTTTGACACCATGTGATTCTTGGGACCTTTTCCAACAGCGCCACCACCGCGAACGGCTGCGCCCATGCCACGTCCGGCCATGTTACTTACCTCGCATCGCGCGACCGCGCGCGTCCTTGCTGTTGCTCTTCATGGCACGGCCTTTCTTATCGGCCATACCACCCTTCTTCATCTTACCGACGCCATCAGCAGCGAAAGAAGGAACCTTCTTACCGCCCTTCATGACCATCTTGAGTTTGCCAGGCATTGTTAATCCCTCGTAGTACGAATTTCGTCAAGTTTAGCTTCAAGACGATTGAACCGTTGGTCAACGTGCGCGACAAACTTCTCGATTCTATCGTCCACTTCTCTGCGAGTAATGTGGTCTCTCGCAATCTCCTCACGGGTCCGGTTGAGCAATATGTTCAGCCGAGCCAGTTCATCAAACTTACCCTTTAGCATGAATCCCATCCCGGTCACTATCGCTGACAGGATGATGTTCCAGATCATGATTTCCATCGACTAACACTTCCATCGCCGACGGGCCTGCCGGATCCGACTGTTTGGATCCTTGGCCGCTTCTGGGTACATCTTCATCTGGCCGGCGGAACGTGCACAAAACGACTTACGTCGCTTTGCCCGAGCAGGACCCGGATTAGATTCCGTCACGGCCGTCTGAAGTTTGCTGCCGGGATTGGCTTTGCGATAGGCGGCAACGCCTTTTTTGGTCATGCCGGCACCTTGCTTCGTCGGGCGGAAGTTACCGCTCTTAACCGAAGTTTTGATGCCCATGCCCTTGCGTACAGCGCCGCCGCCACGCATAGCCACACCCATGCAACCAGGCATCAGGCTGGCGCTCCACCCACGTACAGCACGGTGACGCTCAACACTTGCGCATCCGCGATAGTCACGTAAACGCCATCGGTAGCCAAAATTCCGTCATCGGGAATAATGAGATCGTAGGCTCCAGCCGCTGCCGGGGTCTTAATGTCAAGAATCGTGGTGCCACTGGCCCCGCCGGTCTTGAGGGTGAACCCAGAGGCGGTCCCAGAATTGGTGAAATACACGCCTTGGACACGCGTACGGCCGTTTACCGCATCGCCAGTGGCGACCACGGTTTTGGCTTTGACGTCACTTGCAAAACTCATAGCCCTGCTTCCTCTATCGGGATGGGATCGGGAAGCCCCAGATCAGCAAAGGTCGGAACCTCCTGCTCTGGGGCCTCCAGCCGCTGGATCAAAGAGTTCATGGTATCGATCGAGGCTTGGCAGGCAATCGCAACTTCATGAGCGTGATTGCGCTGTTTCTCCATCCTGGCGATCTCGCCAAGCAAATACTCTTTGGTGATATCCATTAGGCAGCGTTCGACACCATCAAATAATACGCCGTGCCAGACGCGTTCTTGATCGGAATCACGTGCGATACCGCAGCAGCCGACTTAACAGCGATCATGGCGTTCGGAAGCACTGCGAAGGTAGCGATCGTGCCAGTGCCGCTGTTGGTGCAGCGAAGGTACGAAGCGTTCGTCCAAGTGCCGCCCGAGGCGAAGTCACTGTCAAGTTGGAGCGCGGCCAACGTGCCACCGGGGTTCGTTGAAGAACCACCGATCGTCACGCGAAGCGCGTTACCCGCGCCCGAGACCGTGCCCGAACCGTTAATCGAAAGAGAGATGTGACCACCGTTGACGGTGCCGCCAGTGGCAGCATCAGCCGCCGTGACGCGGGTCAGCCAACGGCCAGTCTCGCCCGAGCCGGTGCTGGCAACGGTGAGGCGACTGTAGCTAAGGCGGACGTCGCCGGTCGTAGCAGTTGAAGTAGCGTAAGAGCTGGAGATGTTGCCGGCGGTGGTGGCCACCACGGGCGAAGAATCGGTACCTGAAACAAATCCGTTTAAGGACTGAACTGGTCCACTGAAGGTACTTGTCGACATTGAATTTTCCTCACATGCGAGTTCGGTGCGGCTGTCTGCATGTCGTCAGCCGGGGAGGCTGTCAGACGCACCGGAATATCCCCGGAAATTTGACTATACGCGAATAACGTGCATAGAGAAAGGGGGCCTTGCGGCCCCCTTCTCGTCTGCGATTAAGCAGCGCCAGGCGATCCGAAGATGCCACGCGGGTCGCTGAAGCCGAAGCTGTAGCGCTCGCGAGCCTTGTACCGCACGTTGCCGGTGTCGAAGTCGCCCTCGAAACCAGTCTTGATGGCAACACGCTGGAACATCTTCATGCCGTTAGGAGCGTCGGTTTTAATGAACCAAGCGTCCGGGTCGGTCAAGAAGTGGTTCACGGTGTAGCCCTGCGGCACCATGCCCATGTTCTTCACGGCGTTGATGTCGTTATCCGCAGTGCCAACGCGCAGCGTCGACTTGAGGATACGGTCAGCCGTAAACATGAGTTCCTTCGGGATGATGAGCTTCAAGCCCTGAACAGCGATCTTCAGGCCGCGCTCGTCGATGAACGCAGCGATGTCGATCAAAGCCTGCTCAAGCGAGGTCTCGCTCAGGTCAGCAGCCGTGGTGAGCTCGTTCTTCAGGTCCGGACCCGAGAGGGTCGGGTGATCGAGCGCACACAGCGGCTTTCCGTCGCCGCCGATCGAGGTGTCGAACGCGCCGTTGAGCACGCTGGCAGCCTTGATCTGCTTCGTCTGAGCCATCGAACGAGCCAGCGCCTTGGTGTAACGCGCCGAGAGCTTGTCGTAGAGGTTGTCCTCAACGGCTTCCTCGGTGAGCGAAAACGCCAGAGCGACGGTCTCGTGGGTGTAGCGCGAGGTGTAGACTTCCTGCGCCTGGTCGTATGCAACGCCAGCGCCTTCCGTCTTCACCGGAGCTTCACCGAAGCCCGACTCCATGACCTCTTCTTCGAACGCACGATCCGAGGTCTCCACCGAGTAAATCTCGGCGTGCTCGTTCTCGTAGTTCTTGTACTCAAGGCCGAACAGGGCATTCAATCCCGGCTCGAGTTCCTTGACTAATTGTGCACGTGAAATAGCCATTTTTTATGCCCCTATAAATCAGGTTACGGCCTTGACGCCGGTGCTGCCGTACAGGTGCTCGTTGATTTTCACAACGACCACGGCAAAGTTCCCCAGCTCGTTGCCCGGAACATTCCAGAGACCAACGATCTTGAGGTTGAGTGCCGCCGTGTCAGCGATGGTGGACGAGTCCAATTCCATCGTCGACACACCCGTGGTGGTGCTGCCGCCCGTTCCAACGACGTCAGCGTTCTTGCCGATATCGGCCTGGACAATGTCCTCGTCGGCCTGGACAATGAACAACTGACTCGGGTCGTCAAGCACGTCGGCAACGATCTTGCCGGAGGTGATGTCGACGCTGCCCGGATAGTAGTTCTTCCAAGTCGGCTTGCCCGTGGTCGGGTCGACATAGAAGCAGCCGTTGAACACACCCAGCGCCGCAGCATGCGTAGCCGGAGCGAACTTAACGACATAACCGTTCACGATCGTCACCAGGTCGCCCTGGAAAATCGCACCTGATTGATTGTCCGCAATCTCGTAACCGTACTGCTTCTGGGCTCCAGTCGCAGACAGATTGCCGAGAGGACGGAAACCAAAGGCTTTATCTACGTTTGCCATTTGATTAATCCTCTGAAAAAGTTATTCACTGGTTCCTTTGGAACCGCCGAATGAAACACGGGATCTGCGATTCGGTCGCTCAATGACCATGCTCGAATGAGCATTGCTTTTCATGAGCTCGTTATCAGCAGCCTGCATTTGGTCGCTCGCCTTGCCTCGGTAATGCGTATTGCGCTCTTCGACCGTTTCCTCGGGAATACGAGCAAGAAGAAGGCCTCCCACGCTGATCACGCCAGCATGTCGACCATCGTCCGACGTTGGAACCGGGAAGTCAGGGTACTCGTCCGCACGAACCAGTTCGTACCCCTCACGGAGACGACCTGCGATGTTCGTACGATCTTCTACCCCACCTGCCGAAGCTCGGATCCAGCGGTGCTTGTAACCTACAGGGGCCGGAGGCGCATCCAAGCGAGAAGGCGGAGCCCATGGCTTACGTCGCGCAGACTTTCCACGAGCATCAGCTTCTCGGGAAGTGCGATTAAGGGTTTTAACGTCGCTCATGTTTCCTTACTCCTTCACGTACTTGGCGTATTCCTCAAGGGGAACGCCCAGCTTTTTAGCAATTGCCACTTGACTAGGGGTCAACTTGACAGTGCGGCGTGCAGAACTATTGATCCCAGTGGATCGAGAAGCAGGGGCAACCGTCTGCACGTTCCGGTTTCTGCTTTGCGTGCCCGAGCCACCATCCCCAAACTTCTGGGGAAAGGCGTCTCGAATACGTTTGTCAAGTTCATCATAGTACTCGTCCGAGCTCGGGTCAAATCCCTCAACTTGGATTAACTGACGATGAATTCCCCAAGCGGCGTGGGTCATGACGTTATCTCGCCCATACCACTTGTTTCTCTCAGCCCATTCCTCGACGCGAGGATCGACCTGACGCGGCTGTTGCTGGACAGGCTGTTGAGCCGGCTGCTGGGCCGCCGCTTGTTGCTGCGCGGCCCACGCTGCTCGCTGCTGGTTGGCCTGATCGATCTGGTTCTGCTCGTACGTCAGAGACGCCAGGCGCTGCTGGGCCTCAGTCTCCGTATCCACGTCGCCCTCTTCACGAGCCTTGCGGATAATCTGCTTGAGCGCCACGACCTGCGTCTCAACGCGGCCCTTGGCCTCCGTCAAACGCTCTTCGTCACTCCTGAGATACTGCTGCTCAAGCTGCTGCGCACGAGATTGCACCTGCTTGGCATATTCCAAGGCCGCCTGCTCACGGCGCTGCGTCTCGCGCAGGCGCGCGGTCAGCTTGTCGATACGCTTCTTGACGTTATCGCTGTACTGGTCAAGTTCTTTTTCCTGACCAGCGGCTTCGGGCTTAGGCGGCTCCGGGGTTTCCACCACGGAAGCCTGTCCGTTCTCCTGCACCTCAACGGTAGCGGGGGTTTCGTCCTCGCCAACGTTAAACTCTAACTGTTCGTTCATACGATCTCTCCGTTACCACATGTGAAGGACGTCTTCGGGATCGGCAACCTTGCCGAGCACCTCGTCGTCGTTGATCAGGCGAATCTCGCCACCGTCGATAGGAATACGCGCGCCGGCGTAACGGCCGAAGATGATCCAATCACCCACCGCGCACCACGGGCCGGTGGGGAACTTTGACTCGTCGTTGTAAGCGAGCGGACCTACCTTCAGGACGTAGCCGCACACCGTGCTGACCTGCTGCTTGCGCTGAGTTTCCTCGGCAAGCGCGATACCGCCCTTCGTCTTATCCGCACCACGGTACGGGAGAATGGCGATACGCCAACCGGTCGGCGTTGGAATGCGGTCCAACACGGACTCGTCCAAGTTCTCCGGCTTCAGGCCTTCGCTGGTGTACGCATCTTCCAGAGTCGGAACTCTGGCGGCTTCCTCTTCCTGCCACTTCTTTTCTAAAGCGGTCAGCTCTTTGACTTTCGTGCTCATAAGTCTCCTGTCAGGTTAAAACCGGTCATCTGAGTGCTTCTTCAGCAAATCACGCACGGAATCCTCAACCAGCTTTAACCCTTCGAGACGACCCATCATGAAGCGATAACGCTCCATGTCGGCAATGCTGCCGTTAAGGACGATGCTCTCAGAGCTCTCACGGAGCTTTCTGATTTCTTTCAGTACTGCTTCTGCAAATTCAAGCATGGTGGGGTTCCATGAAAAGCAAGGGGTTTTGCGCACCCCCTGAAGCGCTTCAACTTAATAAATCTTGACTGGGCGATTGCCGTCCTTCTTCTTCACGACCTTGGCAGGGCCCATCACGCCGCCCTTGCCCATGTTGCGTGACTTGCCGGCCTTCGAATACGCAATGGCTGCCGCCTGCTTGGTGGCCTGCTTCACGCTGCTAGGCTTGCTGGTGCCGATCTTGCCCTTCTTTTTGAAGGAGCTAACCATCTCACCGATATTGGAGCTAATCGTCTTTTGGCTTGAGCCACGTTTGAGCGGCATATCAACCTCCTTGCCGTGCTGCCTGCAATTGCAGGCGTTCTCGATCGATCTGCGTTGACTGTTGCAGCTTCTGCTGCTCGAGCTGCAACTTCTGTTCGTTGAGTCGGATCTTCGCCTGATCGGCAGCAGCGCGCTGCTCGATCTCCTTTTCCTTGAGCGCGACCAACGGGTCTTCGCCACCGCCTGCGGTGCCAGCAATCTGGTCCTGCAAGGAGCGAACTTCCTGCATGTACTGCGCGACCTTGATTGCGACCATGCCTTCCTTCTGAATGGCCGACACCATGCGATCCGGATCCGTTCCGTACATCTTGAATAGATCGGCCTCGACATCTTCCTCGGCCTTCAAGCGCACGTGCTCGAGAATGTGCTGCTGAAGCACCATCGCGGCCATCGGATTACTCTGAAGGATCGGCGAGAGGCCCATCATCAAGTGCGTGGCGATGTGCGCATCGTGCTGCTGGCCGGCAAAGGCCTTGAGCTGCATACCGTTCAACACCGAAGCGTTCTCGGTGGCAGGATCACGCGGCATCTGCGTGTGCTGCGGCAACAAAATACCGTCGATATCACGCACGTTAAGCGCCGCGTACACGCGATAGTACGCCTCGTACATGTTGTGCATCTGCGGCGCGCCTTGGGCAAGCTGCAATTGCATCTGTGCGAGCTGGATACGCTGCGCGGTGCTGAAGATGTTGGGATCGGCAACCGGAAGCACCGACACCATCTTGTTGAAGTCAGCGCGCTTGATCTTACGGCTCGCACCCGGCACTTCGTACGGGTACTCATCCGGCAGATACTCGGCAAAACCTTCAAACAACAGTCGGAACTCCATCGACTGCGCGTAGTGCAGTCGTTTGTGGATCGCCGACATGACCATCGAGCCACGCTCAAGCAATGCGAGCGTCGTTCCGACCTGCGCGTACTGGTTTCCGTCACCAACCTGCATGTCCGCAGTGCTGGAGAGGCGCTTGCCGGCATCAACCAAGAATCCAAGCAGCGCAAACAGCACCTGACTCGGCTCTTTGTACGGCAGCGGCAAGAGTGACGACGAAAGTTCCGCGCCACCGGCGTCAATGTCACGCCATTCGCCCGGCTGGATTGGATCAGAATCGTCCGCGATTCGCGCGCCACGGGCTTTGAAGCCAGCAGGCAGGTTTGCGAGCGTACCGGCGTCAATTAATTGACGAAGTGCGGTCGTTGCAGACTTCGAAAGGCTGCCGACCAAGTGCACAAAGCCCAAACCGTACGCGCCGGGACCTTCCACGAGCACGTAGTGCACGTAATAGTTGCGACGACGCTTGAGCGGATCGTCTTCCTTCCAGTTTCGGCGCACACCAACAACACGAAGCGTGTCATCGGCCAGCGTAACGACGTACGGGAGCTTAATTTTGGTCGGATTGCCACTCTCGTCCAGGTCTTCAAAGCCCGGAATGTCCAAATCGACCAACATTTCCAGCAAAAACACTTCGCCAGCGCTGTCTGTCGGCTGAACACCGACCACTTTGTCGATCGCAGCCTGAATTTGGCTCGGATCAACAGGCGTCGGCTCCAAATCCACCGGCACATCAAGGTATTCGCCAGCCAAAACACGCTTGCGGAACTCGTTGGAGTCCATCGCAATGCGATGGGTAAGGCGCGGACACTGCGAAATGACACTCGACCCGTTGTACGGGATGTAAATGTCGTCGGCCAAGCACAGTTTGGACACCATTCGGCCCAACTGAGCGTCGTAATAGACCTTCTTGAACGTCGAACCACCGTATCCGGTGTAGTACAGGAGCTGATCAAACTCCGGTGTGTACTCTTCCATCACCGTGGTGATCTGGTAATTCATGAAATCCTGCACGCGCGAGGCCTGCTGGAACTTGTCCACGGTCTCTTTGCCCAGGATTTGCGTGCGGACGGGGCCGCCAGCCGGCATTAGCTCACGGAAAGCCTGTGCCTGGAACTGAATGATCGCCTCTTGCAGCATCGGATGCGTCGCACCCGAGGCACCACGGAAAGGTTTCGTGCGCTCTTCCATGCGCAAGCCCAGCAGATCCAGCCCCTTGGCGTACATCTGCTCCCAATCCGAGCGCGATCCCTTGTCGGCCTCGAACATCGAGGCCACGTCGATCGAAATACGGGCCAAGGCTTCCGGCTCAAGGACCTCGGCCAGGTTCGCATAGAAGTCCACTTCCTGCGCTTCGGCCTCGCCAATCTCGATAACCGCGCTGCCGTCGTCCTCAAGAACGATCTCAATGTCCGGGGCAGCCGCTTCCTCGTCCGCTACCACGATGATGTCTGTGGCAGGGGCTTGGTTAATAGCTTTATCAATTGGCATGTTGGTATCCTAGTTGATCAGAGTTGTTTTAACAACTCAACTCAGTCTTCATCGCCTAAGAGCCGGCGGCGCAGGGCTTCGATAAAGCCGGGGTTTTGTTCACGGCGCAAAAGCCTTTCCATGAGCGCGGGATCTTGAACGCCACGTCGCAAAAGATCGTTTGGGGGACGAAATTCTGGAGCCGGCGGCAATTGACCGATGCCCTGCTGCACTGGTGGAGGCTCAGGCCTACCAATAGGCTGAGGAGCACCTATTCCGGCGCGAAGGCTAGATACCGGCTTAGTCCTGGCGGCTTCTTTGTATGCCAATGCTCTTGGCGGGAGGTGGTAATCACTTTCCTGAATCGCCGCCACGTCAAGTTTTTTGAACAAGTCAACCAATGCTGGGTCTACATAATTAGTAGATAACGCCAGCTCTTTATCGTCTAGGCTACTAAGCAATGCGTTGCCCGTAGCACGCCCAACACCCTTGACCTGCGTGACTGCTGATCCCAGACCGGGAATTTCTTTTACCTCTACGGTCGTGACAGGAAGACCTCTTGGATCCCGTAACGAATAGACCTTGATAGTTCCTGCGCGAAAGTCCTTTTTGTCCTCTGAAGGGTAGTTTCCGTCATCGGCATAGCCCCCTACAGAATGCTTAAGATACGCTCCCTCCAGTTCCGTCGCGTCCGGCTTTTCAAGCCTTCGCCACGTGTAGCCTTGAAGAGGACTTCCTTCTGGATAGGAAACTAACGGCGCGCTGACCCCCTCAAGGAACGGCTTGCCATCAACAGGTTTGTTATCGCGAATCCGGGACACTAACGCCTTTCGTTCTTTTTGTAGAGCCTGTAGTTTTACAGAACCACGAATAGCGTCTTCGTAACGCATGTTATTAATCTGGTTGACAGGAAGCGTGGCCAGGTAGTCAACCAAAGACTCTTCATCAAGGACTTTCTTAAGCGCTCCTTGGGGGTTTAAGTCATAAATCGGCTGCTTCTTTTCGATAGCGGTGCGAAGCTCTTTTGGCAAGAGCCTGGGGTTTGACAGGAGGAGCGCTCTCATGTCATCTGACGTGTTAAACTGACTGCTTAGGATGGGTTCCGTTGGAGAACTTCCTGGTTTAACAAAAGCGGGATTTCTATATCCCATGTAACCGATTCGTGGATTTATTTCTTCGGGTCGAAGACGCTCACCCAGTAATCGATCCCTGGTAACATCCTTTAATCTTTGAAGCTCAGTCTTGGCTTGATCCGAAAGTAGGTTACCGTATTTGGGATCTCCGATCGTCTCTTGCGCAAGTACCGTACCCCGCATGCCCGTCATCTCGTCATAGAGGGCGTTGATGTCTTGTATGGCTTCCTGGGCGTTTGGGCTTGGATAAAAACGCGATTCCCCCGTCTCTGGGTTTACGCGAGTCTTCCCTTCCTTTGCAACATCCGCAAGGTATTTGCGTATGCCGCCTGGCCCCCCAAGTTCTTCGCTAGTCAGCTTGCCTTCACGAATAGCTTTGTAGATCGGATCGTCCTGCGTACCAAATTGTCTGGTGTAGTAGTTACGGACCTTTGTCTGCAAAAAGTTATTGATAGCCGATAGGTTGGCATCGGGCAGCGTGGAATGTCTTTTACCCAGTCGTTCCTGAGCTTTTAAAATGGCGCGTGGGACATAGCCTTTAGGCACACGGCCGGTGGTGGTGGCACTTGCTCCGGTTCCTGTAACTGTAAACGGAACAGGGTTCGCCTGCGGCGCATCGAGCACAATGCCTTCGCCTTTCGGCCGAACGATTTGCGAGACAGGACCTGTACTCGGCACACGCGGAAGCGGTGTAAGGTTCTCCGCCAAAAACTTCGTCATGCCAGCAGGACTTGAGACGGCTTCTTTGCCGTACTCGGCCAACGCCTTCGCCGCACTCTTTGCGGTCTTTACCGGCTCCTTCGCCGCACCTTCGAGTGCCAGCACTGCCGCATCGTATGCAGCGGTGTCATAGGGATCGGCCGTGCCACGCAGCTCTTCAGGGCTCTTCTGTCGCTGACGCTCCATGAAGCCACGGAATACTTTGTAGACCTGCTCGGGCATCTGCGCGAGCCCTTCGTACACGTCGACGATGGCCTCGCCGCCGACCTGCGATAAGAACTCCGGATCGTACTGACGTGGATCGCGCCACGTTCCCGCATTAGGATCAGCCGGCTGCGGCTTACCGCTCGCCGGTCTCGGGACGATCCTGCTCAGATCCTCGGCCATCACTTCTTCCTTTTGACTTCAGGAGGCAAGGTGATGTTAACCGGGCGATCCACTCCCTTGTAGGTGGCGTACTTAACAAGCGGGTTAGTCTTCTCTGCGACATCGCCCGTGTAGTCGTATCGATCCTTCACGACCAACGTGCCATCGGGCAACCGCTCGTACACAAACTGCCCGAGCGTGTTACGCAGATTGCCAGACTCTCCGACGTTTAAGTCCGAGTCCAACATCGCCAGCGGCAAGCCCGTCTTCGGATTGCGACGACGGATCTGCTCGCGGTGATGCGCGTAGTCCACAACGCCAGGCAGCGGCTTACCTGTCTTCTCGCTCAACGCAGGATTGCTTTCAGCAATTGCGATCAGCTCACGCAACTTCGCGAGCTCGTTCGCCGACATGCTCTTCTCGGTCAACGGCGCACGGAGCTTGTTCGGATCCCGCACCGACTCCGCGTACGTACGTGTTTGTAGTGAGGTCTTGCCAAGCAGCTTATCGAGCATGCCCTTGCCTGACTCCGCTTCACCGCCATCGGCAAACCGACGCGCGACTAACGGGCCAGCACGATCGAGCGTCGAGCGCGTCAGGTTCTTGCGAGTGAGATTGCTCAGATCCTCCTTCTTGCCCTTGACCTGCTCCATCAACGCAGCGAGCTGCTCTGCTGCTGACCCTTGGTCCGTGGACCCTGATCCTTTGCCAGCGGCTAACGACTCAAGGCTCATGCTCATCGCCTTACCGCGATCGGTCGCAGCAGACTTCGTAGTAGTGCGCTTCACGCTACGGGCGTTCGGCGACACACGCACTTCCGTCGTCTCCTGCGCCGGCATGCTCGCGAGCAACTTCTCAAGCTCCGCCTTGGCAGAGTCGTCCTTGTCCGCTTCGCCACCTTCGGCAAAGCGCATCAATGCGCCGCCCGGTGACAAGATGCGATTGCCCAAACGATCCGTGTAGTAGCCCAACCCTTGAGCGCCGCCCAAAACGGTGGGCGAGAGGTTCGGGTTGTTGGCCAGCATTTGACCGACCATCGGACCCTTGTACGACTGCATCGGATTGATGTTCGAGGGCAACGTGCCAGGTAGCATGGACCCAGGGACATTGCCAAAGAACTGCGGCTGACCCGGAGTAAACGTGGCTCCCGGAACGCCCGGCAGCGGAACCGGCTTCGGCGCAGTGGCCGTGCCTGGAGTGCCGACGTTCACGCCGGTCGTCGATACGATCGGCGAGGTTCCCGTTGTGGGAGTAGTGGATGGCGCGCCAAGGTCCACGCGGCCTTTCGAACCACCGAACAGATTCTCATACGCCTGCATCAAGGCCGACGGGGCAGGGGTCACCTTACCCGGCGGTGGGAGCGGAGGAGGAGGTGGAGGCGGGGGCGGTGGTGGAGGCGGCGGGGGCGGAGCGTTAACCGGAACGCACTTGCCCGTAGTCGGATCCATACGCTGGCCTTCAGGGCATCCCGGCGTAGTGGGCTTCGGCTCACACTTGCCAGTGGACGCATTGAAGACCTGGCCATCTGGGCATCCCTTCGGGGGCGTGGTGACCGGCTCACACTTGCCAGTGACCGTGCTACGTACCGTGCCTTCCGGGCAGCCGCCGATGTTGACCGGACGGCACTTGCCCGTTGCCGGATCTAACTCATAGCCAGGACCGCAGTCCACCGGAGGTGGGGGCGGTGGTGGAGGTGGGGGCGGTG